TCGCAGAACTTTTGTTCTACAGCCATGACACCATCATTCAATGTGGGCAGCGAAAACATTTCTATCTGCATAACTAATCTCCATATCTGTTACTATATATACCAATATAGTCTATTTTTGGTTAAATGTACACAACTATTTGCGGCGATTTACCGTAAAAGCGCCTTAGCGCGATCAATAACCCAAGGATCGAAGGGCAGATGAGTGCCAGTGGCACCAGTCCAGTCTGCAAAGGCTTCATCATAGAATCCTATTACCTTCTTTCGCTTCTGTAACTCTGTGAGTTCATCAGCCCATTCTTGCCACTTTCCATCGTCGATGACGTTATCATCAAGAACATAGTACAGATACGAATGCACCAACATCTGTGTCCTACGCTGACGAATCTTCTCAGACAGAGTCTGGATGTCGTTCACCATAGGATCGTCATCTAACCATGCAGAGAGATCTGACATTACTCAGACAACCACTTGGCGATTGAACCAAACTTGAGGTTGAGTTTATGTTCAAGGATCTCGAGACCGTAATGGTCGAACTCTTTCTTGCTAATACCTTCACCTTCAGCAATCAGTTCGATCGCGCGCTCACGTGAACAACCGTTCATTACCTTTTGCATGTCATCTACACAGCATTCGAATTCCCAGAAATTGTTCTGCTGTTCGATAGCTTCTTGTTTGATCTGCTTGTCAAGTTTTGCAGAGAGATATTCAAAGTCAGCATCAAATGCATCGATCGACTCAAAGCGATAATCGCCACGTGGGCGCATGCCATACACATCCTTGTACAGGTCTGAGAAGATGTCACCATCACGGCTGTTAGTGGCCGCGTTGATATCACGAAGAGTAAGCATAATTAAATTCCTTATTCACATTTGATATAACCATTATATACAGTTTTGGATTAATGTACACAGTTATTTTCAAAAGGTGCAAATTAAATTTTCTTTGATATAAGCAATAACTTGATCTGCATACAGATTTTTATCTGTACGCACTTTCATTACTTCATCCCAACGAATTTTAAAATCATCTAGAAATTTTTCACGATCAACTTCGTAGATAAAATCAACTGCATTGATATATCCATGTGCGCCTTCCCAATAGTTACCGCCATTGAAATAACGATGTGCGCCAATTAAGACAGCGTGTTGAACTACCTGTTCATACGTTTTCATATCATTTTTCCTTTTCATCATCATATACTCAGTATAATCTCTTTTCAAAATAATGTACATAAAAAAATGCGCCCAGAATCAATCCGAGCACATTTAATTTTGATTAGAAACGGTAGAATTTTTTACGGAATGAGTATGCAACGGAGTCGTCGAAGTCAGGATGACGAGACCAGAATTTCATTTTGCGTTCGGCGATCTCGAGTTCTTTGCGAGCCTGTTGCCGTTCGTTGAAATCGGTTGAGGCTTTGGCGATGTGTTCGAGCGCGATGTAATTGTACGAATGGTTAGCCCATTGCGTGTTCGGATTAAGACGATGAATTAAAGACGGATTGAAGTCCGAGTTTTTTGCCGATCCGGTGTCATAAAAAATAGCCATGATAGAGAACCTTTCCTAGTTGAAAGACCACTCTACCATAGCTATCGATATTTGTACAATCTTATTTTTTGCGACCGATATTATACTTGGTCACCAAATTCCATTCATCTTTCTCCTTGAACGGAAGGATCTTGATCTGGCTTAATGGAGTCAACGGTTCATCAGTCGAACCTTCCTCGGCTAGCTTAATCAGTTCCCAGTCAACCAGGAGATTTGTGATTGCATTTCTACGGCCTTTGTCTTCATCTGAGAAGTTTGATGGCTTACCGTCCAGAGCAAAGAGCTCTTTGAAGTGCACAATGTAATATTTGCCCTGCTTGTGCAGGATATGGCATGATTGGTATAGCGTCTTGTCTTTGCGTGATGCGACACCGATACGTGTCAGCGTTTCACGGACTTTAAGGAAATCGTCTTCCTCACCCAGCTTTACTTCAATTAAACTATCGACTACGTTCATTTCTAACTCCACCCTTATCAAGTTTATTTTTTATTGTTTTCATTTGATCCGGGGAAAGTAACTTAATTGCGGCTTTGGCCTTTTGACGGTTGTAGCCGTAGTAAGACATTACCAGTTCTAAATCACTATCCTTATCTTTTTTCACCCATTTTGAATACCGCTTACTGGGTCGTACAATATTTATTAGAAACGAATATTGCAACTTGTTATCCAGAGCATGATTACAGTTCATCATGTTGGCTAGTTGGATGGTATCCTGGAAGTAGGATAGTGACTTATTGGTAATGAATGCGTTGTAGCTTTTCTCTGCTAACTGGTCATTCTCGGTACCCTTCATAAGATTCTTCTTAGAAGAGTTGATTGAGTTTACAAAATCAAATGGGGTCATCCTGTCTCTTGCCCTTCATAGTCAATTCGGCAGACTTATCAAAGAAGTCTGCACATTTCTCACAGATCTCAAGAGAGACTATTCCATCATCGGTATTCAACCGCATTTCATGGAACGGTACACTCTTGAGATACTTATCTTCACACACGGCACATGTTTTGTTCCGGTTGAACCAGGTCATAGGAACTCACAGTCCGCCATGATTTCAGTGAGACAGGCAGTCAGATTGATTTCAGGATCAGCTGCGAATGCATTCTGATACTGGTACTTTGCAAGGTGGAGGACTAATACCGGTATGGAGTCAGGCTTTATATAGTCCTCCGCCTTGTCAAAGAAGGCACGGAAGAACTCGGTCGTATCCATGTCAGACTCTGCAACCCACTTACGCATTGCACTGAAGTTACGATCCTTCAGATAGCCGATGAGTTTGGCAAGTGCATTGTCTGAGAAGTTGGATAGAATACCCGAGTCAATGTTACCAGTAGCCGAATACTGCTGGAGTTCATTGAGAACACGACGCCAGTCGGGGAAGTGCTTGGTCAGGACCTGAGCAACAACCGCCTTCTCGAACGGCACATTCTCCTTCTCGAGGATAACAACCACTCGCTTCATGAACTGAGCTGCGAGGGCTGCCATCTCTGCCTTAGAGATCTTGAAGTTGATGACCGAACACCGTGACTGCAACGGCTCGATGATACGATCCTTGAAGTTGCAGGTCAGGATGAAACCACAGTTTGCCGAGAACTCTTCCATGAAGTTACGGAGAGCCGGTTGGGTAGACTGTGCGTTAAGATAGTCAGCCTCATCGAGGATAACATACTTACGACCACCAGATAGAGAGATGGAGGAGGCGAAACGAGCAATGTCGTTACGTAGTGTATCGATACCACCGTTCATAGAACCGTTGATAACGATATAGTCACAACCCAGTTCCTCACACATGGCCTTGGCCACTGTTGTCTTACCGACACCAGCAGAACCAGACAGGATGAGGTTAGGGATATTCTTCTGATCGACAAACTGTTGGAATGTCTGCCTCATTTTGATGGGAAGGATAGTGTCCGTGATTGTCTTAGGACGATACTTCTCAACCCAGAGAAATTCTTCAAGCATAATATAGTCTCCATCATAATAAAGTACCGGTTACGAGATCCGGTGTCGCCTTTACGTATCGACCGCTGCATTCTACACGCTGGCATCTTATGGTGGCCGGTCACCAGCACTTATTTATCCGTCGTACTTGGAGTTAGACTCGACGGCAATCCAATATTCTACGGTTTCACCCTTGAAGTGGCTCAGACCCTTTGACGAGATGGATACGTCATACTTACCAGGGATCAGCTTGATGTTATCCGAACGGAAGACCATACGGAAGTTTGCATCAGTCTCACCGACCTCAACGCTGAACGAGTCATTCGTTGCACCCTTTGTATCAACAGCCTGCAACAGGATACGACCTTCGATACCGGTCACTGCAATGTCAGGAAGTTGTGATACACTCAATGCCTTCATGACACGGTTAAGAGCATCTTCAGTCAGAGTGAAACGTACTTCAGGATTAGGCAGTTCAATCTCCTTGTCAGGAGCAACCATGATGAGCGAAGGATCGCTGAATGCATACTTGAACTTATTGCCACCCTCGGCAATCTCAACATACGAATCCTTAAGGGTCAGTTCAGGCTCATTGAATAGTGAGACTGTACCGAGGAAACGGCTGAGGTCGTAGATTGCAAATGTTGAATCGAATTCTTGATTGAGGAATGCACGAGCAAGAACAGACTTGGTAGGCGAGATGGTACGTACTTGGTTGCCTTGCTTAATCATAATGTTCTGATTAATAGACGAGAAGTTCTTAAGTATTTGCGTAGTATTCGAATTCAGTTTCATAATATATCTCCATGTTAAAATGACTTATCCGCAGTCATTTACCAGTATAGCATGACTGCGGATAAGTGTACATCACTATTTTACTTTTTCTTCTTTATTTGACCAACGTCAGCCGTGGCTGCAGCACCGATCTGGGCCAAGTCAACAAGGCTACCACCGAAGACATACATGCCGACGTGTTGTAGTTGCATCCATGGGCAGAACCATACCTTCATACCAGCCTTACGTGTCCACTGACAGAACATATAGTCTTCAGATAGGTAACGCTTAGTATCTGGGCAGATAGGCGTATCAAAGAACGCCATGATCTCACGTGAACCATCAAAGTGCTCAGTGCGAACGTGGTCGGGCTTGTACATCTGCTGAGGATATGCTTCAGCAAACTTGTCAAAGGTATTACGACGGATCATCATAAATCCGGTACCAGCTTCAAGAACTTCGACTGGTTCGCCAAGTGGAATCTCAGCTTTATCACCAGCTGGATTGAAGACGTAGTCACCTACATACTTTTCAAGAGTATTAGGATCTTCATCAGCAAAGCCCTTATCAACTGCCATCTTGATCTTTTCCCAGCTGATGCACTTCTTTGGATAAGGACCGGCAATGATATCGTAATCATCATCTTCTGGATTTTCTGATTGTAGAGCAAGCAGAGCAATCACGTCGTTGGCATTGAAGCCAATATCAGAGTCAATGAACATCAAGTGAGTATCACCCGAACGCATGAACTCATCAGCACAGTAGTTACGTGCACGAGTAATCAGCGACTCGTTGAACAGGAAGTAGAATCTTACCTGAATTCCATAATGGGTACAAAGAGCCGATAGGTCAGCAATCGACCGTGTGAACATACCGGCACATTGACCGCCATACATTGGAGCTGCAATGAATAGTTTTCGCTCACGCAGCTTTTCAATTGGTACGTTAATTTCAATTCCCATAATTAATCCTTATTTTCTGTGTCATGGACGTGGAGTTGCATAATTGCATAGTGGATAACCTTCATAAGGTCTTTGCGCCATTCGGCTGGATCGCCCTTGCGACCGTAACGTTGCGTGTACTTCATCATATTCCCAATGTTGAAACCAGTCCCATGACCGGCGTCAATGATGAATTCTGTTGCTTGAAATTTATTTCGGGAATAATGCTGATCGTACGTAGCATCGACGTAAGACTGAATCTCTTTGAGTGATTCGCCTTCATTGTATTTATACTCGATTTTTGCCATTCTATAAAAAAGTCCT